TCAATTGTGCGAGCAAAACGAATATCTTCAGCTGCTAATGTTGCTTTACCTGTTAAATCTTTTTCATAGCCCATAAAGGCTTTAGGTACTTTTAAAGCTGCAAATAGTTTATCTCTTAAATATTCTACATCTTTTATACCTTCATATTCTAATCCAGGTGTAGTATCTATTTTAGTAGCGCTATCATTTCCTCTAACAGGTATATAAAAATCTTCTAACATATTTTGCATGTTATATTTAAGATTATATTCTCCTGTTCTATCATCTATGTAAGGTGTTTTCTTCATAGTTGTGATAGTTTTCTTCATAAAATTTTCTACTTCATTTGGAGGAATAGAACCAACATTTATATAAAAAACACGTTTTTCGGGTGCACGAGAAATTCTATGAATTAACATAGCATCCTCCATTAAAGTATATTGTTTAAATAATTTACGAGCAGGTTCTATATATGAGCGACCATATGGAAGATAATTAACATCTGTTAATAATCTAAAATGAGCCATTTCATAATTTTCAAAACATATGCTACTTGGGTCATTATATGTGTTATTTGGGGTTGGATACATTCCTGATCCTCCACCTACGTAACCATCAGGACTAAATTGAAATCTTACTGCTGTTGGATTATTTTTATCATAATTCTCTTGACGCATAATATGATATGCTGTATATGGAATTACATTATATATTCCAAATTTTTCTGATATTTCTAGTTTTAAGAAAAAATCTCCATACTTACACATTTGTCTAACCCAGGACCACATATTAAACTCTATGTTTAAAATATCATAAAATAGATTATATAATATTTTTTGAATATCCTCATCTGAACTACGGATTTGCATAACTTCACCCATTTCATTTTTTAATGAACTTTCGTCAGCTATAATATCTAAGGATGAAGCTATAATAGCATCACTATCCATTATGTCATAATCAGAATATAATTGAGCTCTTAAATATTGATAATTTGCATTTAATTGTTGCCCATATAATGAAGTAGTATTAGGAGAATATATTCTGCTATATCTATCTATTAAAGCATTAGTTTCGTATTTTCCGCTTCGTTGAATTGAATCAACATCTATTACTTTAATCTGATTTCCACCAGAATTTCTAATGATAACATCTGTTGAGAATAATCGTCTTAATCGAGTAAATATACTTGTATCTGCCATTTGTTTTTTTATTTAATTAACCAACTTATATCTTCATTTTGGTTTTGTCCTATCTTCATAGCATATGGATTATCATTTCCTGATGCAAAATATGCTCCTTGATATTGGGGTGCTCTTGATATATTATTTATAACTGTTTTAGTCATTTCTAAACCTTGTTGTTTATTTTTTAAAGCTGTATCTCTTACATACATCCCTATATTAAAAGACATAACCAAATCATCATTATATCCTGATTGTGCTTCTGGTCTTCCGTTTTTGTATATAAAAACTCTCATTTCTTCAATTAATCTTTTTGACCTAATTATAACACTATGGTCCCCCATATATTCTTTTCCTTTATTTATTACTAAAGGTCTTGTTCTTAAAGAAGTAGTAAAACCAGGAACCATTTTAGAAGTATCTTCATATCTTGTATAATACGACTCAGAAGTTAAAATATCACTTTTAGGTGAAAAATATAAATTTCTATATCCTCTTTCTTGAATTGCATCTAATGTTGCCCAACCCATATTTGAATTCTCTACAACAAGTAATGCTTCATTGTATTCTGATGCTATACTATTTAACATATAACCAAATTCTTTAGGTGGTAATTGGCTTTTAAACTCAGCTACTTGAGCGTTTGTTTCTAAATCAAAAATATGAAATGCAGAATAATCCTTAGCATCACCTCTAGCTACATCCGCTATCACCATATAATCTCGACTATAATCTGGGTATTCCCATATCCATAAATTAGAATCTATTCCTCTTCTTTCTAAAGGATCTTTAACATGAGTTGTTATATAATATTCAAGATGTTCAGGATAATATACTACATCTCCTGATGTTGCAAATTCACAGTCACATTCTTGTGCTGCTATTCTTGGGTCTCCTAGTCTTTCGTCTTGTTTTTTTCTCCATACCTCGTCTCGTTCAGGATGAACATACCATGGTAATTTAATTGGTAAAAAATCATTTTCTTGGGCTTCTGCTTTTACCCATGTTTTGTGAAACCAATTACCTGTCCCAAATGGGGTTGATAATACTATTGCTCCTCCCCCAGTGGCTAGAGTTTGTTGAGCAGATGCCCATATTGTATCTATATTTTCAATAAATGCTGCCTCATCAATTATTAATAAAGAAGCTGCTTCAGATCTACCTGCATCAGATGCTGCTGATACTGCTTTTATTTGTGAACCGTTATTTAATTTAAAAGTAAGTTTATTTTCTTCTTCAGGTACTTCTTGTTCTTTAAGCCATGAAGGTAAATTATTATACATAAATTTAACTTTCGTAACCATGTTTTTAGCTGTTTCTACTTTAGTAGCAACACATAGAACATTTTTGTCACTATGAAAAAGAATCAACCATAAAGCATATCCTGCTGCTAAAGTTGATATTCCTAATTGTCTTGATTTGAGTACTAAAGAATAAGGATTTGTTCTCCATAAATTTAATACTTTTGATTGAAAAGGATATAAATTAAAAATAATACGACCACGTTGGGGATGACTAATATAACAATACTTACGCATAAAATGACTTGGGTCTTTTGCACAAGCAATAAATTCCTCTCGAATTATATCTTTTAAATTTTTGTCCTCAGTCATTTTATTTTTTACCTATTTTCCAATAAGTTCTTAAACTTACATTTGTTTTAAGATTACCATCTAATCCTACACCTACTCCGTATACGTTTTTCTTTTTAGTTCTTAACATTAGTTCAGGACCAAAAAACCCTATTCCATTTTTTCCACCTACTAATCCAAGGCCAATATAATACTCATTTTTATTTTTAATAACAGTATTAGTAATAGTAATGGTCGGAAATTTAATTGAATATTTTATATCTCTAGATTGGATTTTATTTTTTGAAATTGAATCGTTGATATATAAACTTAAGGTATCTGTTTTAAGTGAGTCTTGATATAAGTAAGTTGAATTATAGTCGTTAATTATAAAAACAGTATCTGTTATTTGAGTTGTATCGTGTTTATCGACATATTTTATATGTTCTTTCCATTTAGGAATATATTTAATTTTTTCTTTAGTTATAGTGATATAAGTAGTATCTATTTTTCGTATGGTGTCATTTGAAGTAGAGTTATGGCTTCCATTACCACAACGCTGTAAGAGAAGAAGGATAATTAAAACCCCAATAATAATTGAGGTTAATAGTGTTTTTTTATCTAAGAACCAGTTATTCATTATTATTTAATTATATCAGATACTAAATCTTTTAAACTTACTCCTTGAGATTTAAATAATTTCTTTACATCATCTCTATTAATAAGTTGCTTAAGTACTTTAAAATCATCAGAACTAGAACGTTTATCTTTCTTCAATTTAGATATTTTTGATAATTTAACTTCAATTCCTTTTTTTAATTTTTCGTATTTTTCTTGTTCTTCAGGGGATAATGTTTTAGCATTGGTTTTACCTGTTGATTTTTCGATTGCTTTAAGTTCTGCTGCTTTTGGTTCTTCTGGTTTTTCTTCCTCTTCTTCTGGTTTTTCCCAGTCATCTTTTACTTCTATATCATCCTCTTCAGGTTCCTCTTCTTTTGGTTCTTCTTTTGTTTTTTTAGGTTTACTAAATACTCCAGCTTTAACCAAATCATTTATATCTGAATTAATAGATGATGAGTTTTTGATTTCTAATTTTTTAGCTAATTCGTCTTGTGTAATTCCTTCTTCACCTGCTTCTTTTACGAAATCGATTAATTTTTCAATTTCTGAGCCTGCGTATGCCTCTTTTGCTATTTCTACTTTTTCAGGATCTCCTAATTTGATTTTATTAGGAATACGAGCCATTTCGGCTAGTGAGGATGCAGGTCCTTTATTTAGTTCACTTTTTTTCTTATTTAAAGCGGCTATTTTTTTATCTACAGCTATTTTTTCAGCATCTTGGGCTGCTTTATCAGCAGCTGCATCTTCTGTTAATTCATTTATAATTTCTTTACGAATATAATTGTGTAGTTCTTGACGTTTCATTGTTAATTTATTTATTATAAATATTAGAAGTTTATGTAAGATCTTATTTGTTCTATACGATGTTGATTAGAGCCCCATAGTACTCCAAAATGTTTTATGTTTTTAATGTATTTATGACATAAATTTGATATTTCTTTATCAATTTTATCTCTATATTCGCTGTTTGTAGTTCTTACATTGTTATCTTCAATATCAACTCCTATAGGACTTACATAAAATATCCAATCATATTCGGGTATAAATAAAGAAGCATATTTCTCAAATTGTTTTTTTTCCTCATCATTTATACAAGTTGAGGCATTAGTAAATGCAATTACATCTATAATTGTCCTATCGGTTATTAATTTTGAATTAATTAATTCACTACAACGTTCTGCTAAAAATATAGATTGACCTTTAAGTGTACTATCTGTATTTAATGGTATTCCTAAATCACGTAAATATTTACTACGTTCTGTTGAGAATTTGTATTCATTAAAGTTTGGTAGGGATTTAAGTGAATTAACTAAAGTTGTTTTCCCAACACTTTGGGTTCCGCATAATCCTATTCGCATATTTTTTCTTTTAAGATATTACTAATATTATTAAATTCAATATAAGGGATTTCAATATATTTAATTTTTTCTTTTGAACAAAAATCTTTCTTAATTTTATCTCTATATTGTCTTCCTTCTAAACCACCACCTCTACTCTCAAAATATTTTCCTATCTTTTGATAATGTTGTTCTCCATGATATTCTATTACTAAATTATAATTATAAATATAAAAATCAAACGGGAGTTTTTTATTAGTTTTAGGATTAAAACATTTATCAAATTTATATTCTCTTAAATATTCTATATTATTTTTTATTAAATATTTTTCTATTTCATCTTCTCCTTTAGAAATATTACAAAAAGGACAATTAACACCTTTAGCATGTAATGGAGGTCTTAATAAAAATTCACCGTGTTTTTTACATATAATTATAATTTTATTTAACATTCCACTCCCTTCAAAATCTTTTACTAAAGAATAATCATATCTATTACCATGAATTTTTTTAAATTTTTTTATCCATTCCTCTTTAGTAAATTTTCTAGCTTTTCTAACATTATCACCCATACATTTTACACAACGCTGCCCAAACATATGATTATTAGGTTGTTGTTCAAATATCCCATGTTTAGGACAAATTATTTTAACTTTAGTAGTAGCATTTTTATACTCAGATAATGAATAATCATAATAATTATTATGTTTAAATTTAGATTTTTCTATAAATTGTTCTTGAGTTAATTTTTTAGGCATATATGTTGTTTTTCATATTATAAATATATGAAAATGAAGGAAAAACTACAAATTAATGTCTCATTTTAGAACCACTTTGTTTATAAAATGGTAATCCCGTTCCTTCACGTTTACGTTTTTTGAAATCTTCTTTAGAAAATTTAAAACCATTTAAATAATATTCTACTTTACCATCAGCATAAATTACTGCGGGGCCTTCTGTGTTATGTAATTTTCCATTCTTAATATAGCGTGTCACGCCTCCAGAAGTGATCGGTTTTGGGTTATCGGGTTGTATATTCATATTTTTTTATTTAAGTAAATATAAAAATATTTTCCCTATAAGCCTAGTCTTATATTTCTTTTATATAAGTTAAAAAATCTTTTATTGTTTTTTTACCTTCAGGAGTTGCAGTTTCTGCTGTTTCTTTTAGTACTTCAGTTATAGTTTTTCCTGATTCGAGTATTATGGTTTCTAAAGGTCTTAGAACTGATTCAGCTAGATTTGAATCTTCATCTGAGTAATCAGAAACGTCATTTAAGTATAACTTAATATATTTTTTTAGTTTATTTTGTGAAATATTCATGTATTAATTTTTTAATGTTATATAATATTTCTTTTAAGTTTTGTAATTGAGTATTTAACCATTTTAATCTTTCACCTAATTTTTTTCCTACCATTGGGTTTTCTATATTAGTAATATATGGTTTAAGTGGATTAATATATTCACTTCCTGCTAAAAATATAAATTGATCTTTTTCTAAATTTAAATGATTTTGTTTCATTTGTTGTATAACTTCTTTAGCCCATTCTTCTTTTTCCTCCCATGACATGTTTTTGAGTGTTTTATCATATGGTTTAAGAATTTTAGTTAATGGTACTAAATAATGTTTAGCAGATAAAATAAATGTTTTATCAGGTTTTAAAGTTTTACTATACTCTAATGTTTTTTTAAACATAGGAGAAGCAGAATATAAATCTTGTGCTTGAGCAGGTTTATCTAATTTTGACTTAGTACAACTTAATAATACTATTTTTGACATGATATAGAAAGAGCTCGGTTGTTCCAAGCTCTTTTATTTTTAAAATTATAGATCAAAAGATATATTTTAATTACCATCCAATTTCTTCAGATACTTCATCCATATGATTAAGAATGCCCTTAATATTTGATAATTTAAATGTTTTTTCATTTTTATTCATATCATATCCATCATCTCCAGATA